GTTGTTTTTGATTTAGATGGCATCTCAATCCCCAAAGTAACTCCGTTACTAGAAGAGCATGGCGCTAATCGTATTGGAGTTGTTGATCAATTCAACACAACACAAGGAATCCAAGTATCTGGTTATTTTTTGAGAAACGATGATGCTCAGAAAATTGTGAAAGATGCTGATGACAAGTTTCCATTTCAGATGTCGTTGTACATAAAGCCGGGATCAGTGGAGGAAGTATCCCAAGGACAAACCGTCACTGTGAATGGCCAAGACTTTAATGGGCCAATTGTGGTTTTTCGTAAGAATCGTATTCGTGAATTCACCATCTGTTCACTCGGAGCAGATGAGAATACGTCTATCGAAGCGTTTACAAGTAAATCAAATCAACCAAACCAAGAGGACACCAACGTGACCGAATTAGAAAAAGCACAGGCTGCTCAAAAACAAGCTGAACAAGAGCGTGATGCAGCTCAGGCAGAACTTAAAAAGTTTCAAGCTGAAAAACGTACAAGCGATATTCAGGCTTTGGAAACTGAATTAAAAGTTCAATTCAGTGCTGAAGATAAAACCGCATATACAAATATGGATGATGCAACTTTTGCATTTACTGCAAAGCAACTGCGTCAGTTTTCAAGCAAGACACCAGAACAGCCCGCTGCGCTGGGACAACAGCAAACTAACATCGTTCCAGCCCACCTACAGCACTTGTTTAGCCATCAAGCTACAGGTGGTCAGGGTGGCACTGGCCAACAGCATCAAGGTTCAGCATTAGACAATGCATTTAATCAATTTGCAGCAGCCCAACAGAAAGGTAATTAATTATGGGTAAAACAATTACAGAAACAATCGAAAGTCGCCAACTGGTGGTTGGTGATGGTGTTCGTACTGAAAATGCGAAGCCGACCGCAGGGGTTGCTTACAAGCGCGGTGATCTTGTGGCAGTCAGTGCTGCGAACGTCGCAACGCATCCAGCCATCACATCAGGTGTGGTTGGAGATTGGCAAGCGATTGTGGTGGGAGACATGACAGCAGAACAATCGACATATCACGCCAACAATGGACTTGAAATGCCCATCTACGTGCAAGGTGCTTACGACTTAGCCGTAGTTACAGTAAATGGCACAAAACTGACTGAAGCTCAATACGATGCAGTGCGTGCGCAAGGCCTTAACAACAAAATTGAATTACGCAAAGTCGTGGGGTAAATATGAGCACTAGCTTTACATTTCAAAATGCACCAGTTGAGTTATTGGATATTCCACAACTCGTGCTTTTAACAGACACCACTAAAAAGGTGGATACTTGGTTGATGGATAAGTTCTTCCCTCAACGTGTTTCGTATAACAAAAAAGAAGTTCCTGTGGGTGAGCTTAATACTGCAACTCCACTAGCACCGTTCGTGATGCCTAATGTCGCTGGTCGACAAATCAATGTGGCAGAATCAGGCAAAGTTGGTTTTGTAAAGCCAGCTTATTTAAAGCCAATGGTAACCGTCATGCCAAGTGATGTCCAAGATACCGCCTTGGTCACTCAATTGCGTCGTTACGGTATTGTGGCGACAGGGTCAAATCGCTTAAGTGACGCTGAACTACTATTAATTGATCAGGCTCAAAAGGCAATTCACCTACGCCAGTCGATCGAGAACCGAAAACTCTTAATCTCTCGCGATGTCTTGTTGTATGGAAAGACCACGTTTGCATCATCTGATTTCCCTTCATATACGGTCGATTACGAGCGTAATGCCGCATGTAATTTTGCTCCATTGGTAAAATGGAATCAGGCCAATGCAACACCTGTGCAAGATATTCAATCGATGATCAATATTTCAGTTGAGCATGCTGGTGTCGCGCCAAACTTGGCGCTCACATCGTCAAAGGTTTTTAACTCATTGATGCAGAACGAAGAGTTTAAAGAAAAATTCATTAAACCTTATGCTTCGATCAGTGTGCCAATCACCCCAACTTTTGATGATCCATCAAAACCGCAGTTCCGTGGCAATATTGATAACATTCAGATTTGGACTTATGACGCAACGCACAACCTAAATGGGGTGTCAGAGCGTTTTATTCCTGAAGACTTCTTTGGTCTGGTTTCTGATGCAAACGGTTGGATTGCTCACTGCGCAATTCAAAACATTGAAGCATTTGGCCAGCCTTTAGAGTTTTTCTTAAGCCAGTGGCAGGAAAAAAATCCTTCTAGCATTCAGATGTTGGGTGAATCTTCACCGCTTGCCGTACCAAACAACAAGAATGGTCTGGTTGGTGGTCGTGGCTTTGTTTAAGGAGGCTTAAATGCCAAAGTACATTGCAAAACAGTCTATTGGTCATTTTCGACCAGGACAGGAAATTGAAGGGCTTGAGTCTAAACAACTTCAAGCCCTTTTGGATTCTGGTGCTATTGAAGAATTTAAGCCGCCAGAGGAATCGCAATCCAAAGCTGATGGCACAGTAGCTCAATTAGCTCAACTTGCAGCCGAAATCGCGGATTTGAAGGCCGATAATCAGAAATTGGTTGATGAAAAAACCAAAGATGCAGCCGAAATCGCGGATTTGAAGGCTCAGTTGTTAAAACTTGATGAGCAGTTAAAAGCCACTACAGCGAAGAAGCCAACATCAAAAGCGGCAGATGATGCCAAGTAGGTGTCATATGTATGCAACTCGACAAGATCTTGAAGCACGATTTGGGTTTAGTGAAATTGCCAATCTGGAAGCCATGCAGACATCGGTAAGTTCTATTGCTGATGCGTTGCAAGATGCTGCTGAAGAAATCGATAGCTATATTGCTGTGAAGTACCAATTACCACTACCGAGTGTGCCAAGCACATTAAAACGAGTGGCATGCAATATAGCCCGTTATCGACTCTACTTTCAGCAACCTACTGAAGAGGTCGAAAACCGCTACAAAGCGGAGATCGACTTTCTAAAGCGCATTGCCGACGGAAAAGCAGTTTTAAATATCCTCAATGAAAGCAATCAAGTTACTGAAGAAAAGCCAGTCAATGCGCCATCAACCATGCCAATCGGCACTACTTATAAGGGTGGTGTGTTTGGAGATGCGACTTTGGACATGATGCCTAGCGTCAAGTGAGGTGGGGATGGCTGCTTTTATCTCAATCAAAGCTGATGGTGAATCTGTAGCGATGCAGGTTCTTCAACAACTCGCTGATTTTGACAAGCGTAAAGATGAGATGTTTACCGAAATTGGTGGATATGGCGTTTCCTCTAGCCAGATGCGGTTTGTAAATCAAAACGATGTTGACGGTAATCCATGGAAACAATCTTGGAGGGCGCAACTGCAAGGTGGTCAAACGCTTCGAGATACAGGCCGTTTAATGAATGGCCTAAATTTCCAAACATTGTCAAACGGTGTGGAATGGGGTTCTGGCGAGGAGTATGCAGCTATGATGCATTTTGGCGGCACGATTCTTCCTAAAACTGCTGATTATCTAACTTTTAATGTGGCAGGAAACTGGCGCAAAGTGAAGTCTGTTGAAGTGCCACCCCGCACTTATCTTGGCATTAATTCTGAGGATGAGGAAAATATCTTAGACATTATTGGGAGATTTATACTTGTCTAATTTCTTTGCTGTGCGTGACGAGATTGCGGAAAAGCTAAAAGAAATTTCAGCATTTAAGCAGATCTATACGCCGTTGAATTCGGTCAAAGTCACAGAAATGTCACAGGTCACCCCAGCAGCACATGTCAACTTTCAGCGAATCACTAAAGTTGATAGCTCGGGAAATTCCAAGGTCAATATGTTGGGCATCCGTTGGGCAGTTACGGTTGCTTGTCGAAATGCTCAATCCCAAATGACCAACGGAAATGTTGTGACTGATGAGGCGGGTGAATTGCTAGAAGAGGTAATTGAGTTGTTGTCAGGTTGGCAGTCGCCATCAAGTGTGCGACCACTCGATTTGATTGATGTGAGAGAGGGCTTTTCAACTGGGTTTGCGTACTTAACAGCAATTTTCGAATCTAAAAAATTCATATAGGTAAAAACATGGCTAAAAAATACATCGCCCGGCAAACAGTCGGGCGTTTTCATTCTGGTGACATTGTAGGTGGTTTAAGCGATGCACAGATTCAAGAACTTTTGGGGCGTGGTGTGATTGAGGAGTTCAAAAAACCTTCAGAAACGAAACAAACCACCCCAACCAAAACAACTAAAGAGGTAAAGGTAGATGGCTAAAAAATATATGTCATTGCAAGGCAAATTTTATCTGTCTGCAATTGCCAATGGGGTAGCTGGTGCTATGCGTCAGATTGGTAACGTGCCTGAGTTTGAGCTTGAAATTGATGCAGATGTTGTTGAGCATCAGGAAAGCATGTCAGGTCAGCGCAGCACCGATTTCACCATGGTTAAAACCACGTCCGTCAACTTTTCTGGGCAAATTGAAGAGTTGAATGAAAAAAACTTGGAATACGTTGTGTCTGGTGAAAACCATTCAATTGTAAGCACTACCAAATCAGCAGTATCACTTGGGACTGTAGTGGTTGGTGATGAAATTAAACTTGATGGCTACAATCTTTCTCAAGTTTCATTTACCGATTCGACTTCGGGTACACCAGTAACCATTGCGGAAAGCAAATACACAGTTGATGCAAAATTCGGCACTGTAATCTTTAAAGATATTGCCGGTTTGACTATGCCGATTTTAGCGACCTATACCACGGGGGCGGTGACTCAAACGACTCTTGCCAATGATTTTAATAAAGAATACGAGTTGTTCTTTAAAGGCATCAATACAGCCAATGGCGACAATATTGCGGTACGTCTATGGCGCACCAAGAAATCTCCAAAAACCACATTCGCTTTGATTCATGAAGAATTGGGGCAGTATCAGATTGAAGGTCAGGCATTGGCAGATGTATCGAAAGCATCTGATGATATGTTGGGGCTTTACGGTCATATTGTGACGATTCCAGCAACTCCTTAAGCTGTTTAATTGGTGCAGGCAGTTAATGCCTGTGCCTAAATAGGATTTCATCATGAATGATTTTTTTATTGCATCTAATAGGCCATTAAAATTGAATGTGGCTGATTTTGATCTTGATGTTCGACAAATCACTATGAAAGATTTTGATTTGTGGCTTGTCGCTTCATCAGAAATAAAAACCAATTTAAACAATATAGAAGTCTATTCAGATGAGATTTTGGAAACCATAATTTCTCAATTTGAAGTTCAATGTTATTCAATGATTAACTTGGTTACTGATTTAGATATTGATTCAGTCATCAAAACAAAAATCAGCAATCCTGATATTTATATTGAATTGCTAAGAAAAACCTTAGAAGCAAATAAGGCTTATTTTTATGAGAAGCCCGTGAAACGCCGTGGCAGATCAGCTAAGCAAGTTGAAAATACTGATTCTTGGTTTGATTCTTTACAACTACTGGTATCAGCAGGACATTCACATGAAAGCATTATGTATATGTCTTACGGTACATATAAGCACTATCTTGATGCTGTTGTTAAAGCTCATAAGCGAAACATTTCGACTCAAGCAGGAATTGTGCGTGTAGCCCAACATGCAGCAGCGAGAGAGTTTAAAAAGTATCTGGATGATTTGTCTGATAAATAAATGAAGATAAGTGATTGAATGCCTAAAATTAAATATGTATATTCTTTTGCTTAAGAAGTTCTTCAAAAAAGTTTATGAAAAAACAAATTTATCATCAAATTGAAATACAGATTAGAAAAAATATTAAATTACGGAAAATGGGCTCAAAAACCAGAGCTACCCCCAAACATAAATATGTTCACGTTCCTATGCCTGAATGTTTTGATTTGGGCAACAGTTCTTATAGGCACGAAACTATGAGGGCGATAAATGCTGTAAAGTACCATGATAACGCCAATTTAAGACCGTACTTCGATTTTACTAATGTCAAATCTTTGACTCCAATGGCTACTATTCATTTTCATCAGATTTTAGATAAACACCCTACAGTAATCTGTCGTGGAAGGTCATCTTCCAATACTGTTGTGTCAGGTATGTTGAGCAAGCTAAAAATCTATAAACGTATGAATATTGATGAGCTACAGTCTTCTCACAATCTAGTTGAGCGCTGGTATACTTTCTCAGGTGAAAATGCAGATTTTGGCGATGATTATGATGAAATCGAAAATGTATTAAAAGATAAATTTGGGGAGGATTCAGAAACATTTGACGTAATCAATACAGCTATAGGTGAGGCTGTGATAAATGTCGTTAATCATGCATACGAGTTAAGTGATACATATAAAAAATGGTATTTATTTTTATCAATTACACCTGATAGATGTAGCGTTATTATCTCTGATTTAGGTCGGACGATTCCCAAAACTATTCCAACCAAAATTACAGATGGAACTTTAGAGCGGTTTTTTAATGTTGAATCTTGGGGGCGGCTTAAAGATGACTCAAAGATCGAGATTGCGACTGAATATCAGAAAACTGCAACTGAAATGCCCAACAGAGGAAAAGGTTTTCAGGACATGAAAGCTGTATGTGATCAAATTAAAGGCTCGGTAATGATGGTTCATAGCAGAAAAGGTTATTGGGCGAAAGGTGTGCAAGATGAAAATAGGTATAAAAAACAAAATTACAAAACAGTTGTAGATGGTACAATTGTGTCATGGTTAATACCATTAAACAATTCTAGTATTGATGTTAGTAAGCACTGTTAAGGTTTAGAAGAGATTGAAATGAACTTAAGTGTAGCTAAGGAATTTTACAGAAGACCATCAGGTCGCTATAGAATACACGGAACATATACTGGCGAAGCTTTTCGTGAGGATGTTCTTTTGCCAAGATTAAACAAGCTTAATGATGGCGAAAAAATCTATATAGATTTCACAGGTGTCTCTATGAATGGATCATCTTTCTTGGAAGAGGCATTTGGAGGTCTTGTCCGAGATCATGGATTCAGTTATTCGGAATTGAGAGATATATTGGTTTTAGATTTTCCAAGAAGACCTGCATTGGTTGACATGGTTTGGAAATATATTAAAGATGCAGAAAATATTAAACTAAAGAATTAATCTGGATTAATAGTGGTAATAGAACATCTCATATGGATATTCAAAATAGTAGGCGCTCTTGGTGGTCTATACCTTATTTTGCAAAAAATACATATGCGCTTGCAGATGAGGTTTTTGAAAAACATTTCTGACGAAATCATAAAAATTAATGATTTTTCGATTGAATTTGGTATCAAAGAAAAATTATTTTTAAGTGATAACGAAAATGCAGAAATTAAAAATCTTGCTGATTTGTTAATTTTAAGAGCAAAAGTCAACAACCATTTAGACTACCTAAATGCGCAGATTGAAGCTTTCCCATATGGAAATCCAATTAATTTTTTCTACTACTCTGTAACAGGCAGATATTTGTGGGAAAAGGTTAAAATTGATGTTGAGAAGTGCTTGCTTGATTATCAAGACTCTCTTTTAAAAGAGACGCTTTTGCTAAAAAATGTAGACCTTAATATCAAAAATGATATTGATCATATTGATGCAGAAAGAATAGATATGATTGTGGTAAATGGTCTTGATATAATTAATACTTTAGAAGATCATTCTAAGAAACTAATTTGATTTAATAATATGAAAATTAAAATTTTGCTCATAGCAGTTTCAATATTAAGTCTGACTGGATGCGATAAAGATTCAGGACAAAAGCATGAAACTAAACCCGAGTCTATTGATTACAAGGCTCAGTTTGAACAATCTGACAAGAAGATTTCTGGGTACTTAGATAAACTGGACAACCCCAAAACAGATCCAATTGAGCAAAAGAAAATTATCTGTGTTGATTGGCCAACAACCTACAATGATGAATACGCACCCGCACTTATTCAATTACAGCCAAATGAATATTCCAAAGGAAAACTGGATAAAGAGTTAAAATCGGCTATCGATTACTATAAACAGAAGCTAAATATCAGTTGTGAATAATCTTGAAAATTCACGGATTAGTGTAAATTAAAATCTTTGTTTATGTGTTATTCTCCTCAAAAACAGGGGGATAACATGAACAAATTTCTTATTTTAGCTTTAGCATTATTTTCAACTTTAGCATTTGCAGACCGAACAACCAATGCAATGCGAACACCATCAGGCCAATTGGTTTCATTGGGTGATAGTGAGTCATCACTTATTGATAAAATGGGACGACCAAAGCCGCGATTCTACGTTTTAAATGATGGTCGACTCTACTGCGCTGCAACTGAATATAAATATGACATTGATTTGCAGCAATATACGGTGATTTTATGCCAAGGAAGGGTTGTTAAGATTCTATGGGAGAATAAGTGATGACTCTCGATAGGCAGCAAACAATTGGGGTGGTTGGAGCTTTATTGCTATTTATTGGTGTGTTTATGCCAGTTGCTAACATTCCAATCATGGGAACAATTAATATGTTAGCAAGTGCCAATGGGTATGTGATTATTGGGCTATCCATTGTTTCTATTGTTGTTGTTTTCATGCGTCAATTTCGTGCCTTGGCCTTAACTGGCGGTATATCTTTGGCGATACTGCTATTTATGCTGTATCGCTTTGTGAGCATCTTTCATAGCACAAAGAAAGAAATGGCAACCACTTTAAAAGATAATCCCTTTGCAGGCTTGGCACACACTATTGTGGATTCTGTTCAGCTTCAATCAGGTTGGGCTGTATTGGTTGTTGCTAGTCTGATATTGATATTCACTGCTTTTTATGCAGAAGATGAAATTTTACGAGAAGATAAGAAAAATTTTGAGCCATTTAAGGATTCTGAAATTGTAGAACAAAAGACTTTTGTTGAACCTACGCCAGTGATAAGCCGTGAAAACAGCCCAAACAAACCTGTAATAGCTCAGGACGCTTTTAGTTATTACGCCGAAAACAAATCGAACGAGAATGAGACGGCATTAAAAGACTGTCCTTTTTGTTCTGAGAAAATAAAAATAACGGCTATTAAGTGTCGTTTTTGTGGGAGCATGTTAGAAGAATGAAATATTGGATTATTGGTGTTGTGGCTTTAGTAGTTGGCATATTTTATTTTATACATCAGAACAATAAAGCAGATTCAGAGCGCTTAAAACAAGCTGAAATTGCCTATAAGCAGAAGATTAGCCAAGAAAAAGCTGCTGAAGTTCAGGCAAAAAAAGATATTGCGGAGCAAAAAGCTCAAGCTGAATTAAGTCGCATCAAGGAAAACCAACTTGTTGCACAAAAACAAAGTGAGAGTCAGAAGGCGCAAATCACATTGGCTGAAACAAAGGTTAGAGAAAAATTACTGGATCCTGATTCAGCTAAATTTAGAAATCAAAATGGCTATTGTGGTGAGGTTAATTCTAAAAACCGCATGGGTGGTTATGTTGGATTCAGTCGTTATATTTACTTTCCTGATGATGGAACTGTCGCGATAGAAAGTGATGCGAATGATTCCATTTATACAGCCAATATTATGAACAGCCTTTGGAAAACCAAGTGTAGTTAATGTAAAAACATCAAAATAAATTATTGCTTTGATAAATATGCTGTTTTGGTTAAACTGGATAAATATTAAATTTATCTTAAAACAAATAAGAGTATTTCATGGGTAGTTATATTGAAGAAAACCTTGCCAGAGATGAGAAAGTAATCGTAAAAGCGCAAGTAACTTGGTTATCGCAATTTTGGTATTTGCTGTTTGGTGTTCTATTCATCATCTCATCTTTTGGTTCTAAAAGCTTGGTTGGTGTGGTGGTGGGTGGTGTTTTGATTGCTATTGCTGCAATACATGTAATCACAACTGAATTGGCTCTTACAAATAGACGAATAATTGCGAAGTCTGGCTTAATTCGCCGTAATACAATTGAATTAAAAGTTAATCGTGTTGAAAGTCTTGGTGTGCATCAAGGTATACTTGGTCGGATCTTTAACTTTGGTTCTATTGTGGTCAAGGGTGTTGGTGGTTCCCATGCCCCAATTCCATATATTGCAAGGCCATTGGAGTTCAGACAGCAGGTTAATAATTATCTTGATGAGCTGGATGATCAAGAAAGAAAAATCAGTTTATAAACTAAAGCACCCTAGGGTGCTTTTTTAAATTTTAGCCAATTTTTCAAAAGACTAACGAGTATCTTGTTTGATTCATTATCGGTTTTTTCTTTGAGTGATTCTTCTAAGAATATAATAAATTCATCCATTTCCGAATTGGGGTTAAAACTATCTTCGAGTCGGGAAACAATTTCCTGATTCATTGAGCGATTATTCTCTTTTGCTGTAGCTACTATTTGCTCCCTGAATTCAGGCGAAACACGAACCTTAAGGGTTACAACTTCTAACTGATCATCACTCATAAAAAATTGACCGAAATAAAACAAATAATAACCCCACTATGGGTATTGACCAATAGACCCAAAATGGGTACTATTTATTTGTACCCAATGTGGGGATATGGAGAAAATTATGGAAGTTGTATATGTGAAAGGTCGTTTAGAAAGCGATTTGCATAAAGAACTTAAGAGTATTGCTGATCTAGAAAAGCGCTCAATTGTGTTTCTCTTGAATGAAGCAGTTAAATTATTAATAGAAAATAGAAAAAACGCGAAAGCATGAAATCAATAGACAACAAAAAAGCCCCTGAATCTTGGCGGATGCGGAGCTTGATTGAAGTCATAACTGTGAGATATGAACCATGGGTAGTCTAGCACTAAGTTTTAATGATGTAAATTTTTCGCCAATAGAGCGTGATGGTCAAATTTGGTTAACAGCAAGCGAATTAGCTAAAGCACTTGGTTATGCAAAGTCAGATGCTATCACTCAAATCTATGAGCGTAATAAAGACGAGTTTAATAGCAATATGACCTTGACCCTCAATTTGAGTGTCAAGGGTTTTGGCAATGGAAACTCTGTAAAAGAGGTTCGAGTTTTTAATACTCGTGGTTGTCATGCAATTGGTTTTTTTGCAAAAACAGCAATTGCAAAATTGTTCCGAAAATGGGTACTTGATGTTCTGGACAAAGAGGTTGGCGCACCAGTTGCTAAAACCCACAAATCAGAACGTACAGCACTGCATGAAGCCCATGCTTTGTTGGTAACCAAAACAAAGCATCTGAATGTAAATGAAGCATGGAAGTTGATTCATCAGCGTTTTGGTGTAGATCACATTGAAGAAATTCCTTACGATGCGATACCCGTCGCCGTGGAGTATGTTCATCATTTGATCGCGCTTTATAGTAATGTTGATAAGCAAACTCGAAACGAATACTGGAAAAATTCTGATGTTCAAGCACTGATGTACTATGCACCTAAATTCGGTAAATTTGTTCGTGATGATTTATATCCCGCATTAAGTCTTTTGCGGAGTGAATTTGCTGCTCAAGTTGTTGGCATGGCTCAAGAAATGGCGACATCTGCAAATGCTCTAAATCGCTTTGCATGGGGTTCTGGATTAACGCATTATGATAAGTTAGGCGGTCAGCCATTGCACACAATGGAATGGTACTTAGCTAAATAAGACGCAACTAAACATAAACCACCTTAGGGTGGTTTTTTAATGCCCAAATGTCAACACCTACAGGGAGTATTTGTCTGTTGACAGCATTACCCCTGTAAGGATTCCAAACCCTATTGACAAGATTTAAGATTTAACCAAGCGAAGCCGATCTAACAAGTCGGCTTTTTTAATGCCTGAAATATGGCAAACCATGACAAATGCCATCGAATTTGCATTCAGGTATTTGTTTTAATGTAAGGAGCGATTTAAATGAATGCGAAATTTAACCCTGTAAAACTTGTTGATGTTAAGGATTCAAAACCTTATACAACAACATTACAAATTGCGATTGGACTTGGATTACAGCATGCCAGCGTCATCAAGTTGGTTAGAACTTATCGTCCTGACTTTGCAGATCTTGGCCCTATCAGATTTGAAATCCGAAAGGGTGAGCCTTTACAACACGGTGGATATGCCAAAGCCACAGAATACGCAATATTAGATGAGCAGCAAGCCACCTTTCTAATGACATTATTAAGAAATAGTCCGCGAGTTATTTCTTTCAAGAAAGCATTGGTTCGAGCATTCTTTGAGGCACGCACTCTCTTGCAGACTGATTATTTTTCTTTAATCCAGAAGCGTGAAGCATTAAATGCAAAACTGGAATGTGAGAAAGATATAGCCAGTGCATGTGGTCGGGGCTTATCTCAATGGAAAAAACAACGAGATGTACTTGAAACCGCTATTGCCAATGTGGATCGCCAGATTCAGCCATGCCTATTTGAAAACCTGAACTAAACCATGCGAATCAATAAATCCTAAAGGGTGACATTTTAATTGTTGCCCTTTTTTATTACCCAAAATAAGAGAAAGCCATGGCAAATAAAGAACTCGTTTTTAAATTGGTGATGGATGCTGATGTAAAGAACCTTGTCAACAATACGAAGCAATCAGAAGATGCAGTCAAATCATTCTTCGACCAAATCAAACAACAGTCCGACCAATTAAAGGCATCAAGTGCTGAAACTGCAAAAGTTATAGAAAATCTAATTCCAAAAGGCACCAAGGAATTAGCCGACAGCTTAACCTTATCCCTAACCAAAGCCACTCAAATCATTGATGGTGCGGGTGATAAAGCGGGTGAAGCAGCCAATAACTTTAAAGATTTTGGTAATAAAAGCTCAAAAGCCATCGATCAGTTAAATGCTGATCTAGTTCAAGCAAAACAGAAACTTGAACAATTCTCTAAAACAAAAGCCACGCCTGAAGATATAGCCAACGCACAAGCCAAAGTTGATGCATTGGAAAAAGAGGTTGAGCAGGCGAATCAGGCTTTTGTAGGGTTTAAAAACTCTGTAGATAAAGCAAACGCCGCAACTGAAAAAACATCAGGTGCAGTGGACGAGGCCAAATCAGGAATAAATGGATTAAAAACAAGCTATACCGCACTTGTGGGAGCGATGGCCACAATCGGTGTGGGTTTGGGTTTGAAAGAACTCGCTGATACTGCCGATGCTTATACCAATCTCTCTACCCGCGTTCAAATTGCCACTAAAGATGGTGGTAATTTCCAACAAGCCATGGCTGGCGTTCACCAAGTTGCATTAGCTACAAATTCAAGTTTAGAGGCAACAGGAACATTATTCACCAAGATTAACGATGTGGGTAAGCAAATAGGGCTTACTCAGCAACAATCGCTTGATCTAACCAAAACCATTAACCAAGCAATTCAAATCGGTGGTGGTTCGGCTCAAGCCAGTGAAGCTGCTATTACTCAGTTATCACAAGCATTACAGTCTGGTGTTTTGCGTGGTGATGAATTTAACTCAATCATGGAGCAGGCACCGGGTTTATCAAGTTCCATGGCCAAAGGTTTAGGTGTTACCACTGGCGAATTGCGGAAAATGGCAGAAAATGGAGAACTGACTTCCGAGCGAGTCATTAAAGCGATCCAAAGCCAAGCTGCAAGCATCCAAAAAACCTATGATCAATTTCCAGCAACCATTGGAAATGCCTTACAACGCATTTCAACTCAATGGGAAATTCTTATTGGTGAGATGAATCAGTCCAGTGGTGCATCTGAAACAGCCGCTCAAGCATTAATGGTTATTGCTGATAATCTCGGAATTATCAAAGTATTCTTTGATGATATATCTGATGGTTGGATGGCTTTTGTTTCTGATGTTGAAGGTGGAATTGATTCAACGACTATTACAGCATTTAAAGATGCAATTTCTTCTGCTTATGACGCTGTAAAAGAGCTTGTTGCCACAGGATACCAACTCGGTAAAACCATTGTCGATGAAATTGGAACCTCAATAACAGCAACGCTATCAATATTTTCCTCGTTTACAGGCGGTGTTACTGAAGCTGGTGAACAAGTCAGCTTTCTAACTCGAATCGGTCAAGGGTTATCGATAACTTTTGGTTTTGTTGCCGATGGCTTAACAGCCTTGAATATTGCTCTAAAATTATCAACTGCTGCATTTTTCGATATGGCAGGTGCTGCAAACAAAGTATTGGCGGCTGTTACCTGGGGAGATGTTAGTAAGCAATTCGCTGCAAACGCTGACTTAATGAAGGAGAAAGCGAAACAATACTACGCTGAGGCTGATAAAAGCGCTCAAGACTTTCAGTCCAAAGGTATGCAACGGCTTAAAGAGGCTTCACAGTCTGAAAGCGAGAGAAATGCCGACTCTGTTGCATCCACAAAGGCTGCAATGGAGCAAATATTTGCAGCCAAGCAAACTGAAGCGACTAATGCAAAAAAACTGGAAGCCGACAAATTAGACGCCGTGCAGGCCTATGCTGAGGCTGCAATTAAAGCAAATGGCGGTGTCATGGATGGCACCATGCAGGCTGACTTAATTGCCAAAGGTTACATTGTCACCTTGGATAATTCTGGAAAAGTCGCTGTTCAAGCAGGGTTGTCGGCAGAACAAGCAGCCGACAAAGCTGCAAAAAAAGAGGAAGCCTTAAAGGTCGCCAAGGAGAACGTCCAAAAGGCAGATGAAACCTTACTGGAATTTCAAAAGAAAGCTGCTGTTGATCGCGCTGCCCTTGAGATACAAATTGCCAGAGCAAAGCAAACGGGCGATCTAACCGAACTTAAATCGGCACAAGATAAATTAAACGCCATTGATCTAAGAGAGGCTGAACTTACTAAAGCTCGAAACTTGCGTGCAGCAGAATATGACAAAATCAATACTGGATCGGGTCAGGTTGCGGAGAATGCATATTCGAGAGCATCTGCTGCCGCAAAACTATTTGGTGTTGACTTAGATGCATCGTTGAACAAGGTTTCAAAAAGCTTTACTGAGGGTGGCAATAATCTAAATGACCTAAGCAATAAATTAACTCAGGCTGGTATCACAGGTAAGCAGGCAGGTGATGTTCTCTACCAAGCATGGGAGCAGTGGCTAGCCAAAGCGCAAAGTCAGGCTGAAATCGATGCAGCTAAAGCCAAGATGGTTGAGTTTGAAAAGCAGGGAGTTTTTTCTACAAAACAAGTTGAACTAGGTACCGCTGCTATTAGTCGAGCAATGCAAAAACTGCCTGATGATATTGATCCAGTTGAACAAGCATTTGAGCGTCTTGGTATCAAAACCAAAGAGCAGCTTCAATTGGCAGCGCAATCCGCATTAGCGGACTTTTCAACAATTCAAGCAAGTGGAAAAGCGACTGCTGATCAATTAAAGGCCGCTTATGAACGTACTATGCAGGCTGCTGTTGCATCGGGTGATCAGGCTACAATTGCTGCTGCCAAAGCAAAAGCAGCATCCCTTGGCTTAAACGTCACTATAGATGATACGGGCAAAGCAACAGTTCAAACCTACGATGAAATGAATCGCGCTGCTGATGAACATGCCAACAAAGTTTCTAACGACGTGACAAATGCTTATCGTGAAATGGGTCAAGTTGCACGCGAGGAGGCCAAAGACACGATTACCGCATGGAATGACGCAATGGCAGCGAAGTCAAAAGCCGATGCTGAAAATAAAACTCAGCGCATTGGCAAAGAGTTCACTACGTATAACTTGTCAGATGTTCAATCCAAACTGACAAGCATGGGGTATGACGAAGCTGAGGCGGCCAAACTCGCTAAATCCATTTTTGCACAAGCAACATCGGTAGATAAGTCAAAAGCTATGGAGGCGCGACAAAGCGGGGGGGTTTACGGTGATTATTATGCAAAAGCATATGAGGACTTAATCAACAAAGGTCAGACTTCAATCTTTGGTACACAAAAAATTGAGGCTTTGCTTGCCAAAGCAATGACTGACACATTAACCGCAAGTGTCAAAAACAAATCGGTTGATGTGAATAAGCTTGCACCGAATGTTGATGTTTCCACACCTACAACCAACATCGAGCAGCCAACTAGTAAAACAGTAAAACTGGAATTTAATATGAATGGCCAGACGGCTGAGGTTTACACTTCTGAAGATAATGCATCATCCGTTGAAAAAATGCTTCGTGAAATGGAAATGCTTAAAAAGGGCATGTAAAACATGAAACTAATCCGAAAATTAACCAATGAAACCGTCACATTAGATGACGGTTTTTTATGGTCTGATGAATTTGAATGGAAAGCGATAGAGCAGTCACAAGACTACGCCGTCAATGGTGCTTTGATTGTCCAAGAAGGAAAGAAGCTCTCAGGCCGACCAATCACTCTGATAGCAGATCAAAACATGGCATGGCTTAAACGTCATGTCGTGAGCAAGTTAAAAACATGGTCTGTATTGCAGAGTGAGCAATTCACACTTCAACTTGAGTATCCGCATGACTATCGACAATTTAATGTGATTTTTAATCATAGTGAAAATGCGATTGAAGCCAAGCCTGTTAAAGATATTCCAACCATTTCTGACGAAGATTACTACAACGTCACTTTAAGATTTACAGAGGTCAACGATGACGATTGAAACCAATAACCTTGTTATTTATAAGTCTGAACGATTGACTGACACATCTGATGGTGGTGGTAAATATTCAGGTCAAGTGGTTGAAGATGGTATTTCTAACAACCTATTCAACGATGTATCTGAGCTTGACCGCACCATGGGCGATGTATCCATGCGTAAGGTTTTCCCTGGTGTCACCAGTGCGGATACAGATGCGCTTATGGGTGCGACGGTGTTTATCTCTGAAAATCCTGTAGATCCGAATGTGTCAGCATTACTTTTCAGCACAGGCAGTCATACTGATACACGTGATGCAGCGCAGAATCGACTAGAAAACTATCTTGCGAAAGGCGGTGTGGCCACTGGAACGCCACTGGATACTCACTGGCAAGGCATGAAGCTTTTGCAAGTGGTGATGTTTCCCAAAGAAACTGAAAGCGCGGTAGGCGACACGCTCGTTTTGATTTCAAATGAAGGTAAAGCCAATCAAATCGAACAATATCTACGCATTACGAAAGTTGAAACACGTATTGCAATTATGGTTATTGACGGCAAAGACGTTGAATATAAGATTGCCACTTATAGCCTAAATGATGCTTTGAAGTCTGATTTTGTTGGACTCACAGCGCGTCAGTGGTACAACGGATCGGTATCAACATCAATTATACGTGAAACATTGGTTGCTGACACTGGTGAATATTATGCAAGTGTTGGTATTCGCAATAATGTTGCTGTTGCAAGTACAACAATCCAAGCCAAAAGCATTTTTACCCAGTTGGTACCAGCATCACAGGTTGAAACGCCGCTACTCGATTTGAGTATCACGGGTACCGCAACTGCCATGATCGGTGCATCTGGAACAATCACGCGACAGATTACAACGACAGTTGGGGCGAACATCAGCACATATATCGGCTCATCAATTTTGCCAAGTTCTGTGAGCTTTACGCTTGATAACAATCAAGTGACAGATAACGCAGGTGAACTAAAAACAGTTTCTGGCAACTCTGTGGGTACCATCAACTATGATACTGGTTTGATTCGATGGGGCGCAGGTTCAGGATCTGGCAGCAAAACGATAAATGTTACTTTTACCCCCATTGCAAAACGTGACCGTGTTTCAAATAGTGACTCAGTTGAAGTCACTCAAAACAGCCAAAGCTTGAACTTTGTTCGCACAATTTTACCTGTTCCTGCACGTGGAAGCTTTGTTCTGAATTTTACAGCTCAAGGTAAAACTTACACAGTGACTGACAATGGTTCGGGCGTGATTTCGGGTGCTGTGACTGGAATTGCGACAGGTACAGTTGATTATGTGACTGGTACAGTACTGGTAACTTTCTCAGCCTTGCCAGATGTTGGGTCTGCAATTGTTTGGTATTGGGCTGATAGTGTTGCATCTGAAGACATTACCTCAAAACAACCCACTCGACTTGCGATTGATTACACACTGTCTAAAACATTGGATTTGACGCAGCCTGCAACCATCACATGGAAAGCTGATAATGTCGATAAATCTGCAACTGTAGCGACTGATGGTTCAATCTCTGGTGATGCTTCAGGTACAGTAAACGGCAATAAAATCACATTTAAGCCAGGTGTCTTATTTCCATTAAGTAACGCATTAACCGTTACATACAACCAATTCACAGGTGGAAATAGTCAAACAGGGCCATACACTTTAAGTGATTTGGGCGAAACAGAAACAATCAACGGAGAAAGCTTTAAGCACTACGGCTTTGGGATTGGTGCTAATTCTGGTGTGAATACCTTGAAATTTACACTTGTGATGTCATCGACCAAAGCAGGGCTAGAATATAGTTACAGCACAAGCGAAGCGATCCTTACCAACAATGTTTTCAATTTTCAGTCGTACGGTAGCGATATTTACCTAATGATTGAAAACAAACAAGTTCGCAAAGTGGGTTCAATTAATTTCACGACAGGTGAAGTTGTGTTTACCGCTTACGCTGTTCGTGATGCATATCAGCGCGTTGTCAAAACCAGTGGTGGTTATTACAACATCCAAACCACGAGTGTTGAGCGTGTTTCCATGCCGTTTACAATTACTGATGCAGCACAATCAGTACAATGTACACTGGGTAAAGAGGCGACCTCGATTTCAACGAGCGAACAACCTGTGCGAAGCACAGGTTTTTATATCGATGTAGTCAAAAATGCTGGGATGGTTGTAGCGCCAGAAAGTGTGTTTTTTCAAATCGCAGGCAAGAATTACTATCTTTCTGGTACAAGCATTTACACTGGTTTTAATTCAAATACTGGCACAGGTACTACGGTTGGAAATTACAACCCAAGTTCTGGGCGATTAGATTTATCAACTTTTAGTGACACGGGTAATAATACGATTGCTTGGCAATCAATTATTCAAGTCGCTGACAATATGCCTGTAGCCAGTGCGGTGTTTAAAATTCCAATTGCGCCAGTGCGACCGCTTTCATTTCAATTGCTTGTGGGTACGCCAGTTACGATTAATGTCACTGCTGACGAGTCTGGAAATATCAATCATGAACGTGTCAAAGGCACAGTGGACTATCAAACAGGCGTGGTTCGATTAAGTTTTTATACAATCAATCAGAATGTCACTATTTCTGAACTGAATGCAATGAAAGCTTTGCGGCCTTGGCTCAATGAAGATTTCTATACGTTGAATACTGATGGTTCGGGTACATACATCGTAAATATGCCGTATTGGTATTCTGCTGATGACATTCGTTATAACGCCGTGGGTTTTAGCTATATCCCACTTGATGCTGAAATCTTAGGCTTGTCTGCGACACGTTTGCCGCTTGATGGTCGTGTACCGATTTTTCGAGTCGGCGACATCGGCATTATCTCAAGCAGCAAATCACAAACGCTTAATAGTGCGGTTGCGGGCTCGATTCATCAACTTGATGATGTGCGTATCTCATATTGCGAACTAGAAGATCAGAACGGTATCAAAGTGCCATATGATCAGTATGTCGTTGACTATGATTATGGAAAAGTAACTTTGGGTGGTGATTTTGCGATAGGTTCACTTGTCACTCCACTGATTGCAAAATATCGCTATCAAGATATGGGGTTGATCAATGATGTTCAAATTGATGGGCGAATTACTTTCACTAAACCCGTAACGCACAATTATGATGCCGAAACCTCAGTTGTTGGATCTGCATTGGTTATTGGTGATATGCAAAGCCGTTATACGTCCAAATTTGTACAGGGTACTTGGAATAATATCTGGGATGACGTGCCAAGCGGTGGGGCTATCTCTGCTAACTATAACGATGCCTTGTATCCAATTAAGATCACTAACAAAGGGGCGATTCAAGAACGATGGGCCATCGTCTTTACTGATACAACAACATTTCGCTGCATTGGTGAAGTATCAGGTCAAATTGCTACAGGCGCTATTAATACAGACTTTGCGCCGATCAACCCAACTACAGGTCTGCCGTATTTCACGATCAAAAAAGAGGGTTGGGGAAGCGGTTGGGCCAGTGGCAATGTACTTCGATTCAATACCATTGCATGCATGTTTCCAATTTGGTGTATTCGCTGTGTGAAGCAATCTGAACCAACCGTTTTATCAGATCAATTTCAAATCATGCTTCGCGGAGATATTGACCGAGCAATTTAAGATCAACCAAGACTGCGAAAGCGGTCTTTTTTTTGTGAGCAGAAAAATATGTCTGGTTTAGTTAAGCACTTTCAAAATGATATGAAAAATATCCCCCAATTAAGCAATAACTGGGGAAGCATGATTAATTTACTTGATAAGGTTTTGGTAGAAGGTTTTAATTTTGTTCCCATCATCTCTGTTGTGAAATCTAGTTCAGATGCTATTACCGCAACAATCAACTTGGGTTCTGGTCATGGCTTTATTGATCGACAAGTGGTGAGAATTGCTGGCTCAACAAACGGATGGGATGGTGATTATAAAGTTTTATCAGCGAATACGGATTCTGTGGTAGTTGAGTGTGCGGCGACAAACCCTATCGCAATCAATGGCGCTGCTTCGTGTTCAACCGCACCGCTAGATTTTGAGTTTGTTTTCCGCACACCAGCGGGAAGCACGAAGCCCAAAAGGGCATATCGATCTAAAGATCCCAAATCACTTGGACTAATCCTACTTGTTCATGACTTTTGTGTAAGTGGTGCAGCAGCAACGGGGGCAAAATTTGCAAAGGTTGGCGTGGTTTCGAGTATGAGAGATATCGATACGATCACGGGTACGCAAATGCCATACGATCCAACCAACCC